TGACATTGTGGTTAATTTTGCAGCAGAAAGCCATGTTGATAGGTCAATAAAAGATCCTAATTCTTTTGTGCAAACAAATGTTATTGGTGTAAACAATCTTCTTACTGCTTGTCGAGAGAATAATGCTGACAGGTTCATACAAATTTCAACCGACGAAGTGTACGGTTCTTTGAATTTTACGGATCGTCCAAGTCGTGAAACGGATTTGCTCAATCCTTCATCGCCATATAGCGCATCGAAGGCTGCTGGTGAAATGCTTTGCATGGCAGCTTACAAAACATTTGGTCAAAAAGTAATAATTACTCGTTCATCCAACAACTATGGACCATATCAATATCCTGAAAAAGTAATTCCGTTGTTTATTTCGCGTCTTATGAATGAACAGAAAGTTCCGCTTTATGGAAACGGATTGAACGTAAGAGATTGGATTCATGTTGAGGATAATTGCAAAGCTATCAAAACAATAATAACAAAAGGTAATTTTGGTGAGATATACAACATTGGTGGTGGCAACGAAATTGACAACATGAAACTTACAAGCTTGCTGCTAGAATGCTTTGGCAAAGACTTCTCGCAAGTTGAAAGGGTAGCCGATAGATTAGGGCATGATCTGCGTTATGCTATCAACTGTGCGAAAACTAAAAAACTTGGTTGGAAACCATCTATAGAATTTAAAACAGGCTTGCAAGAAACCGTTATCTGGTATAAGAAGAATTTCTCCATTTTTAAATGAGGTTATATGAATTTACTGACAGAACTTGCTGACAGATATGGTACGGACAAAGGATCTCGAATAAGCTTTCATGGTGTTGGCAAAAATCATCCTCACTTTTTTACCGAAGTATACAATCAATTTTTTGAATCATTAAGATTCAGCGTCAGGAGCATTTTTGAAATTGGACTTTATGGTGGCGGTTCAGTAAGAATGTGGCAGGATTATTTTCCTAATGCCACTATATATGGAATAGATTATCAAGACAAATTTCTTATACAACAGGATAGGATAAAAACATATTGTATTGATCAAAATGACGAGGATGCATTGAACGATTTGTGTACAAAAAATAATTTATCTTTTGACATAATTATTGATGATGGTTCGCACGACATTTTTGATCAACAAAAAACTTTTGCATTCATGTTTCCAAAGCTGAATCGCTCTGGTTTTTATGTAATTGAGGATTTGCATACGAGTTGCAATACTTATTCAGAATTTTTAGACAAGCATGGTGTAGATGAGAATTTTAAATATACGCCTTTGAATATTTTGAAAACTTATCAGCAAACAAACAAGTTCTACTCGCCAATTATTGATGCCAAAAAAATAGAATATATACAGTCAAATATAGATAATGTAAAATTATTTGATATACATAGTAATAGAATGAGTATTACTAGCATAATAAAGAAAAAATAATAAATTTAAATGAGGTGATTATGAAGTATTTGATAATAGGAAATGGCTTTCTAGGAAACGCATATGCTGACCATTTTGAAGGCTATTTGTTTACGGAAAAAGTTGTTTCGCAGCAAATGATGCATGACATAGTTTCTGCATATAGGCCAGAATATGTTATTAATTGCGCTGGCAAGACAGGTAGACCAAATATTGATTGGTGCGAAACTAACAAAGAAGAAACGTTCTACGCAAATGTTACTTTGCCTACTTATATTAATAAATCATGCAATACTTTTGGCGCAAAAATGATACATATTGGAAGTGGATGCACATATCAAGGCGACAATAATGGGTTGGGTTTTTCTGAAACTGATGTTCCAAATTGGGATGGAAATTATTATGCTTGGACTAAAATAGTGTCAGAGCGATATCTTGCAGGATTCGATGTGTTGCAGTTGAGGATACGTATGCCTTTGAGCGGTGACAAAAATCCAAGGAATCTATTGAGCAAACTGATGGGTTATAATAGAATTGTAGAATCTGATAACTCAATTACATATGTCGATGATTTATTGAAGGCAACCGAGGCGTTGATTGCAAAAAATGTTACTGGCATATTCAATGTAGTGAATACTGGCTCGTTGAAGCATACGCAACTTTTGCATCACTACGAGAAAATATCTGGCAATAAACTCAATTTTGAGGTTATAGATACGCAACAGTTGGATACTATTACTGCAGCACGTAGATCTAATTGTGTTCTTTCAACTGCAAAATTGGAAAGTATTGGCATTTATATGCCTAGCGCAATTGATGCGATGGAAAGATGCATGCTCAAGTATTGTGGAATCGTGGAGTAAAATATGAAACCAAAAATTAAGGGCGTAGTTCTAGCAGGTGGCACTGGCTCTCGTCTTGGAGCTCTTTGTAGAGTTACCAATAAGCACTTGTTGCCAATTTATAATAAGCCTATGATATATTATCCATTGCAGACTATCATAAACATGGGCATTGATGATGTTCTTATTGTTTCTGGCACAGAGCATTGTGGCCATATTTTGCAATTGTTGGGCAGCGGTAAGAATTTAGGTATAAATATATCATATAGAGTGCAAGACGAGGCTGGCGGTATTGCTCAGGCTCTGAGCCTTGCTGAGAACTTTGCGTGCGGCTCTAGCGTTGCCGTGATTTTGGGTGATAATATATTTATTGATAACTTCGATATAAATGATTTCGAAGACGGTGCCAAGTTATTTCTCAAGGAAACCGATACGCCCGAACGTTTTGGAATAGCCGAGGTTGTTGGAAATAGCATCGTCTCGATTGTTGAGAAACCGAAGAATCCAAAATCAAATCTTGCAGTTACTGGTTTGTATGTTTACGACAATTACGTTTTTGATTATATAAGGGATATTCATCCGTCTAGTCGAGGTGAATTGGAGATTACCGATATAAACAATATCTATATTAAGGAAAATAAAGTATCTTTTGAAATTGTCAGAAATGAATGGACTGATGCTGGAACTTTCGAGAGTTTGCATAAGGCAAATACAATTGCTAAAAAATATGCTGAATAAATGGAAATAAATATGAAAATTGATGTAACAGTAGAAATTTCAACCAAAAATAGATATAATACGACTTTGCCTTTGTGTTTGCTGAGCATAGCAAATCAGACTTATAAACCCAAAAAGGTACTTATGTTTGATGACGGCGAGCAGAAGGACTTGCGTAATGAGCCTGTATTTGCAAGTATCTTTGCTCTATTTGCCACCAAAAATATAGAGTTTCAATGTATATTTGGAAAAAGAAAGGGCCAAGTACATAATCACCAAATGGCTATTCAGGTGGCTGATACCGAGTGGATATGGCGAGTTGATGACGATGACACGCCAGAAGCAAATGTTTTGGAATTGCTCGTGCAGCATATTGCAGATGATGTCGGTGCGATCAGTGGACTAATTCTTGTGCCAGGTGAGAATTCTGTGGATACAGGAATTGCTTCAAGCAGAATCGAAGACATATACACTCGTCCCAATTTGCAATGGGTTCGCTTCAATGGCGTGCGAGAAGTTGACCACATGAACAATAGCTTTTTGTTCAGAAAGTCTGCTGCCAAGCATGGATACTGCATGGAGTTGAGTCCTGTAGGACATCGAGAAGAAACGATGTTCACGTATGAGATAAAGCGTGCTGGATATAAACTCATAGTAGATGCATCTGCCGTTATTTGGCATTTGCGATCTCCTAGCGGTGGCATACGCTCATATGAATCGGAATTCTTTTGGGAGCATGATGAAAAAGTATTTTCGCGCAAAATGATTGAGTATGGAATTGGCTTCAAACAAAATAAGATCATACCCCTCGATTGCGGAATCGGAGATCATTACGCATTCAAAATGATTTTGCCTGAAATCAAAGAGAAATACAAGGATTATAATCTAGTGCTTGCTCCATCGTATCCAGAAGTATTCGAGGATGATGATGTAAAGATGATATCTTTGGCCGAAGCCATGAAGATCGACAAGAAGAACGAAGATCATAACATCTATAAATTTATGATTGACAGTAACTGGAAAGGCAAATTAGTTGATGCTTTCAGGAGAAAATGGTTATGAAAAAGATTATTATTAGTCCTTTTGCAAGAGAGATGCGAAAGAAAAATCCAAATGATCCAAAAAGAATTAATCCTAAAAATTATCCTTATTGGAAAGAGGTCGTCAATGCCTTGCGTTCCAAAGGTTATTATATAATTCAGATAGGCGTACAAGGTGAAGAAAATATTGGCGCAAATGAAGTAAAATACAATGCCAAATTGTCTGAATTGCGAGAATTGCTTGATGACTGCGATACTTGGATATCAGTAGATACCTTTTTTCAGCATTTTGCCACTTATTATAAGAAGAAAGGTATTGCTATATTCGGAAAATCAGATCCGAATATTTTTGGATATGATGAAAATATAAATTTGCTTAAAGATAGAAAGAATTTGCGAAGCGATCAATTTGGTTTGTGGGAAAGTGTTGATTTTTGTGCGCAAGACTTTGTTGATCCTAATGTCGTGATAGATGCTGTAGAAAAACTGATTGCATAATACAAGGATATAGGGTTGTATTTTTGTAAATAATTTTATAAATAATCCGCTTTTTATGTAATTTGGAGTCTACTAATTGGGTTCAGCATTTCGTATACCTGATGGCATTAAAGAACAGTCAGACGCTAATATTGTGTCTCCGTCTGACGGTCAAGCATTGGTC